GCTGAAGATGATGAACACGCTTTATCCAATTTTAAAAAATTAAACTTAAATGAATTTAAATTTCGTGATGATGGTATGAGAAAATCAAGAGTAACTTACGAGGTTGTAAAAGATGTTGAGGTTAAAGACACTACCCACAGAACAGTCGACAGATTTAGAGAAGAGTCCTGAACATATACTTTGGACAGCAGTAATTGCTCAAGCAATTAGAGATGCGACTTATGAGGGTATTAGAAAAGGCTATGTTGAATGTAAGCATAAAGCAATTGCTTGGCTTTCCAATAAAACTAAGGATTTTAAAATAGTATTTAGAATGGCTAATATAGATCCTGATTATGCTTTTTCTAAAATACAGGTTGCTTTACAAGGCGAAAAGTTTATTATGACAGATAAGCAGCTTAAACTTCTTAAAGACAGAAGAACCCCTGCTCAAATTAAATATGCAAAGAAAGGTTTTAAATTAAAATTCTAATGACTAATGTAGGAATGTTTAAAGATATGACTTATGATTCACTAAATAAACAAATTGATGGAACCCACTATAAAAATATGAAAGTGCAACCAGCACATTTTATTAATGAAAATAAACTTCTATTTGCCGAAGGTAATGCTATTAAATATATATGTAGGCATCATCTTAAAGGTAAAAAGAAAGATATTGAAAAAGCTATTCATTATTTAGAAATGATTTTAGAAAGAGATTATTCAGATGAACCTAAAGAATCCTGGGTAGAAGGATATAGAAAGTGGAAACGTGGGACACTATAGTAAACTCAATAAAGAGAATAAAGAACTTAAAATCTATAGACCCTTTGGTCCATCAATAGGTCATTGTAAATTACCTCAAGATCTTATCGATGACTTTAATAAAGATTGTGATAACATTGTAGCTGATAAAGAGAAAAGTAAATTACATGATTTCTCTGATGATCTAGTAGGTAATGTTAAACAAGAGTTAATTATTAGTCCTGAAGTATTTGAGAAATGGGCTCCCTATTTTCAAAAACTCATGAGTGCTTATATAGAAGCACATCCTGATAATGCTCATGAACTTCAAAAAATAGTATTTAAATCGGGTTGGTATGTAAGAACCTTTGCAGGTGATTTTAATCCCTTACATTACCATACGAATTGTCATATGTCCTGCGTAGGGTATCTATCTTTACCTAAAGGTATACAAGAAGAGTGGGATAGAGAAGACAAAGATCATTATCCAACTGCTGGTGGTATTGAAATGCAATATGGACAAGTCCAATTATTTTCAACTAATACAGTAAGAATCCGCCCAAAGGTTGGAGATTATTATCTCTTTCCCTGGTGGATGTATCATATGGTTTATCCTTTTAGAACAAAAGGAGAACGTAGATCTTTTAGTTTTAATGTATTTGGTGAACCTAGAGAAGAAAAAAAACCTAAATCCAAACTAATACTCTAACTTATACTTCTTCCTATTATACTTTGTTTTATCTTTAAATCGTTTATGTTTGTATTGAGGTAAACTTTTAGCGACTGGATTCCTAGTCGTCATCTTCTTCTGTTGTTTTTGATCTGATTTTCCCAAAAATAATCTTATAATTAAATTTTACACTATCTTCAAATTTACCTTCAGTTGCTAATGGTTTGCCAGTAACACCTATTGAGTGCCTTGTGTTTTCACAGGCTGCTAAAAATAAACTTAAAAATAAAAATGTAACTAAATACCTCATCTCCTCCTACTGTACCATCTACGTTTTTTAAGAAAGTAACTGTATTGTTTATTTGTTCTTTTTCTTTTTCTTTGGTTTGAATTTATTAATTTTGTCTTCAATATTAGAAATTTTCTCTTTAACTAAAACCATATCATTGCTTAATTTAAAAGTCTGACTTAAATTCCAGCCTCCCAATGCAAGAAGAATAGCTAACAATACTGTTACTATTTTATTTTCCATTAGATACACTCCATTGTATGAATATAAAACAATCCAAGAATAGATATTATAATAGCAGCTCTATAAATATAGAGCCATTTACTATTACATTTACAATTAGTACAAGTGTTCATTAATATTTATCCTCTAATATTTTAAGTATCTTTTTTTCACCCATATAAATTTCAGTTTTTGCTTTAACTTTACCACAGGCAAATCTAACATTTTCAGGATTAACTTCACGAGAAGCAATCCTTTTAGATTTTAAACAATCAGACATGCTTTCTTTATAAGTGTGTTCAATAATCCCACCTTGATAAAACATACATAAAGCTATTACTGTTTCGATCATTAATGTGCTCCATTTCCATTAGCAAAAGATCTTTGCTTATCTTTTAATTTTTCTACATCAGATTGAAGTTTATCAACTGCTTTAGTTAATGCAGTTATATTAACTGCGTTATGTAACATAGAATCAACTCTTTCTTGTAGTTTATCTGTTTGTTTATATAATTCTTCAATTAACATAAATTGTTCAGAATCTGCTGGCAACGAGCCTAACAAGCCTCTCGGCCAGCCAATTCGAAATTCTGTATTAAGAGTAAGATCTTTATCCATAATTTCTAATTGTGTAGCGTGTCGATTAAGAGTTTCTTGTATTCCAAAGAAAGCCCATACACCAATAGCAACTGCTGCAATAATGGAAATTAAATTCCTTATTGGCATTGCTACATTTGTTGATTCATTTAACTTAAATCCTTTTGTCATATCCAGTTTATTACCTTAAATACTAAGTAGAGTGTTATGAATGTAAACATAGCCATCATCTGTATATCGTGAGGATGGTTTATCATTTACGAAACATCGGTAAGGATGCTCCTGAGTTATGATAACATTTTAAACAAGCTCTAGATTTATCTGCAAAACAAACAAAAGTATCTGTATTAACTAATTCTTTATCACAATGTCGGCATTTGCCTACATTCCAGATACTATTTTTTGGTTTTTTCCATGTTTTGTTTTGCATTTAATTCGTCATTCGCTTTGTCTAAATCTTCTGTTACGTATTCTAACTTTTGTAAAGTTCTTTTTAACGCAGAATCTTTAGATTTACCAGCATCAGTAAGCTCATTAAGCTGCTCTTTAAGAACCCGTACTTGTTCTTTGTATTCGTTTATAATTTCTTGATAGTCTGCTTTTTCTGTCATTTCTTGGGTAGTTTAGGTCCACCACCACGAAAGATCTGTGTACCTTTAATACCAAAAATTGATGCAACAACTAAGATCCACAAATTGGTAAACCAATTAGGAAGAGATTGAAAATGCTCAAAGAAGATTTTAATCTTTTCCATAGCCTGCGGATCGTCTGACCACACCCCGTAAGCGAGCACTAATATGGGAAGTGTTAAAATGCAAAGGACTACTTCATCTTTATAATCGTTTTGCCTTGCTTCTAACAGCTTGCCATTATATTCAATTTCACCTCGAGCTTGTTTTTCTGCAGTCAAGAGAGCTGCATCAGACATAGCTTGTTTAGTTCGTTGTTTATTTGCGTATACTTTGGCTCCAGTTTGTAGAGCCATTTTTGCTAATCCTAACCACATATATTACTTCCTTTTAATAGTATATATTTTACCTGTTCTTCCACCAACATGACGAAGAACTTTTCGTCTATTGTAGAATCTATCCCAAGCCCATTGATGTAATCTATCTCCAACATACATTAAGTAGCGGAGGATTTTGTTGGAAATCCCTCCCATGCTTTATACATCCCTTCTACTAAAAGTTCATCAGTATATGGCTGCTTGCCATTTTCCATCTGAATGATGGATTTAACTAAAGGTAAATAGTGTTCAATACTATTATCTAGTTGATCCATCGGATTGAAACCTGTCTTGTCACAGACAAAGTCTATATAAGCGTCAGTATCATTCTCATTAGGAGGAGCCCATCTTCCGATAATATCCTCTACATTATTTTTTTTATGGTGAAAACGATAGACTAAGAGTATTCTCATTAAAGCTCGAATACCCCATACAGCTTCCTTAAAAATACAAAAGGTTGGATCTGATTGTTCATCAGCCAACCCATCCCAGTCAGTACCTAATTTGATATTGCCTGGATTCTTGTTTCTAATTCCTCTCGGTAATTTTTCTATTCCATCTGCCATTGTCTTTTAATACCATTGGGATCAATTTCGGTAGTCCGTTAATGATCACAGCGGTTCCTATTACTGGTCTAGTCTTTTGAAGTTTATTATATTCAAAAGCTAAACTCTTCATGTTTATTAAACATCCAGTTTGCATAGCCCAGAGTAATTCATTTGGATTACTCCAGTAATGTATACTGAATGTAGTATGGTAATGTCCTTGGACAGTACACATACCATATTGTTGTGCTACCTTTAGCACATCTTTATATTTACCATGGCAGAAGTAAATTTTTTGTCCGTTGGATGCTTTGATGATTAAGTCCTCATGCCAAGTCCAACCTGGTCCCACACCTAACATATCATTATATGATTTAAAAAGTTCGTGTGGTATTCCGTGTCTTGTTGCTTTCCTAAATACTAGACTTCCATGATTGGAATCCAATAAATGCATTTTAGGAAACATACTATGTAACTCTTGGAAGAATACTTTAGCTTCCGTAAGTTCATCTTTAGGTGCACGTAATCCTGGATGATGGTCATGAAAAGAAATACTGTGCCAGTCTAACTCATCCCCCATATTAACAATACAATCGGGTTTGTATTCTTTCTTAAGTGCAGCCAGAAAGTCAAGTGTATCTGGATGGTGGTATGGAGAGTGTTGATCGCTAATGCAAAGTATTGATTTTCGAAGCATATTATTGCTTGTACAACTAATTAGTGTGCTAGTCTAGTCCCCAAGGTACAAAATTATGTACCCAACTCATCAATATTAGGTTTTCTTTCTTCTTCATAGCAAGCAAATTTAAAGAACAATTGATCTCTATTAGTTGTTCTTTTTCCTATTTCCTTCATTTTGTCTAAAGATTTTTGATAGCCATCAATCATACATTCGTAATGACTTGCATATCTTTGTGGAAATACATACGGGTCCATGCACTCACCATAAGCATAGGAGCACATAATAATTGCCAAAGCTATTTTCATTATGGAACAAGGAGAGTTCTAACTAGTCCTAGAAGGTTTCCTAACGCCATAATACCTACAGCCCAAATAATTTTATAAATTGTATTGATTCTAGCTGATAAGTGAACAATATGGTTATCTAACTTAGTATTAATTACCTTAAGTTCGCCATGAATTTTTAATATTTCTTCTTTGTTTTCTGTATGTCTACTCATTAAAATAATGTTTCGTAAGGAGACCTTACTAATCCTTTTGTTTTATATTGTGTATATCGTGGTCCTTGGTATCTAGGATGACCACTTTGTCCTAG